TGTCGTCCGGGATGATCAGGTCCGCACGGGAACCGGTGATCTGGCCAAAGATGCCCACCGACTTCACCGATGGGCTCTTGTCTGGCTTGGCCGGGCCTACGTCAAAGGCATGGACAGCAGACCGCTGTTCTTCACGCCTTGGTTCCAGGCACTGCAGCACCGGCATGTCCCGAATCAGCTGCAGACAGAAGGTGGTGAAGTTCTTGGCCTCGTTGCCGGAGGCCGAGTTGACCATGATCTTCAGCTGTGGGTCCAGCCGCAGCCGCCACAACACAAAGGCCGCGGCCATCCATGACTTGCCGACACCGCGGTAGCCCTGGATGATGCGACGCTTAGGGCCGTGCTGCATGTATTCAGCGACGTCCAGCTGGATGGGTGTTGGGTCCGGCAAGCCCAGGTGCTTCCAGACGACACACAGGAAGTACCGGAAGTCGCTGGCAAATGGTTCAGGAAGGTCCTGCCAGCTGGTGGCTGCCATCGCTTAGGCCGTCTTCCGGGGGCGCATCTGCACCACCTTGTCCAGGTCCGGCAGCGACGACACCAGGTCCCCGAAGGGTGTGCCCTCCACTGGCTGAGCGCTGATCTGGTTGTCCTTCAAGAACTGCCGCAGCACGTTCAGTTCCGACGCAGTGATGGTCCCTTCGTCCAGTTTGTCTTTCAACAGCAATGCCAACCCCATGTGCAGGTCGGCCAGCTGTTCGTGAATGTCCGGCTTTTTGGCCATGACGACGTCTCCGTCAATTCTGTGGGGGCAGGCTCGGTCAACCTTGACCCCCAAGTTGGCACCCACCACGGCACCGTCAACACTGTAGGGCTTCTTCTTCGCTGTCTTGTCGGTACGCACTCAACCGCTTGACCCGGTCGCTGGCTGGCTCCCCTATGACCTCCAGGGCCGCCCTCTGCGCCTCTAGGTGCTCTGGGTGGGTCACCCGATAACGACGCTTCCAGGAGCCCTGCCTGGTGGGAACCATGTGCAAGAACTGAATCAACCCGTCGTCCAGCAGCAAGTCGATGGCTCGAATCACCGTTGCATTGCCCAGTCGACACAAGTCCGCAAGGGCTTTGTGTGACAACTGCGTGGTCCCGCCGCAGTCACCACGCTGGTCATGCCATGCCGCTTCCCACATCACCCCGTAAACAAGCCCACACTCCCGTCCAAGAGCCAAGGCCTCCCTCATCAATGGACAAGCTCCAGCCAGCTGAACAGCCATAGGCCTTCTGTGCAGAAGACAGATAAAGACAGCATAAAAACCATAGTCGCCAATGGACCGCAAAGCCTTCTGTGTACGAGACAGATAAAGAAAGGCATGGCCTGGCCTTCTGTCAGCTGACGGCCAACGATCCCTCCCCATCCAGGTCCTGGGTCCTCGATTGGCCTGACGGCCAATTCTCGGCCCTGGCTTCGCAGTACCCCAGGCCGGTGGCCTTCCGGCCACCTTTGCCCACAACAGTCCTAAAGGATAAGCAACTTCACCTCTGGCCCTCTCTGGCCAACGGGGGGCGAGCCCTTTTTTGTTCGGAAAATGCGAGGGGCTTACGCATAGTGCGGCAGCCGTCGTCACCCCCCATGGGGGGTGCCTGGCCGGCCAGTGTGGGGGCCCTGGTGTCCAAGGCCAGGGCTGGCCACTGCCAAACCCCAGGCGCTGCAGGGCGTCCAGGTGCCTGCGTACCTGCAACAACCACAGGTACGCCTGGACAAGCCAGGGGTGGGCCAGGGTCGCCAGGGGTGGGCACCGGCAGGTGGTGGGCCCTGGGGGTCCAGGGTCACCCCTGTTGAAGTGCGTACCCGCCCTAACCCACCAGTCCCTGCACTCCACCGTCGAAACGGGTGAGCCCAGACCGGCCACACCGGGCCAGGGGCCAGCCAGGTGCCAGCCCCCATTGCAAAGAATTGTGACAATCCAGCAGGTACGCCCTCGGTTCGCTACCCCTAGTGGTTCCAATGGGGAGGACCCCAACGGGGTGGTTGGCGCAAGCCAGCCGGCCCGGGGTCTGCCCACCACGTACCTAGACAAATGAACGTGAATGAGCGGTCTCCGAAAGCGGAGATCATCGACGCTGCATGCGAACTGACCGGCTACCAGTCAGAACGCATTGCAGAACTGGAGCAGCGGCAGGCTGTGCTCTGGGCCCTGGTGGCCCTGCTGGCAGCCCTGCAGCTGTTCTGACGGCATCCCGGAGGGGCTACGGCCTCTCTCTGCTGCCTTCACAGCAGCAACCCACCCACCACGCACTTAGCACCATGTACGCGACCTACGAGGACCAGGTCCTGGACCACGCCGACCACCTCGGGAACTTGAGCCACGGTGACGCCTCCCGCCTGTTGGCAGATCACGGGTTCACCCTGGATGACATCTACGCCGACAACAATGGCGTCTCATGGGTGGCGCTCGACGCCCGCAACGCTGAGGCCCTGCTGGCCTGGCTGGGGTACTGATCCATGCAGTACCCGATCGGATGCCGCTCCCTGTATTGCGGGGAGACTGACAGGACGTCGTCCCATTGCCGGGCCTGTAGCAACCGGCCAGAGCTTGAGGCCTACTGGAACTACCAGGAGGCTTTGGCCTACGCCAAAGCACAGGCCGATGCAATAGAGGACGGCTGGGAATGGCCCTGGCAAACCTGACGTCAGCACTGAGGCTCTACGGGGCCTCTCTGCTGCCCTCACAAGCAGCAACCCACCACGTTCAACGCACCATGAAAACTGAAGAAACAACACGGCTCAGCCATGCCGAACAGAACGCCGAGGGGTGGTCCGATGAGATCACCGCAGCGTGGGAGGCCTACCACTTCTGCCAGGAGCAGGGGGACGGTCGGTACCTCAGCACTGAGGCAAAGGCAATGCTCAAGGAGCACGGCTACGACGGCACCAACCACGACACCGTGGCGGATGCCATCCACAACGCCATGCTTGAAGCACCGCTGGAGATCAGCCGGCCATCGGAAGATCCAGACGATGACGAAACCTACGGGTTCTGCATCCTGCTGTCGACCGGAGGCCCAGCCCTTCGGATCGTCGGTGAGCTGAACCAATGGCAAGAACCCGCCCGTTGCTGGCTTGAGATCCAGGACTGGGGCACGCCCTGGACCCGGCATTTCAGCCGCAGCGCCGAGCGAGCAACCGCCATCCGGTGGTTCGCTTCCCTGTTTCACTACGGGCAGGGCTGAGGCAGTGCTGAGCCGTTACCTGCCGGCCCTGGCAGTGATGCTGGGGTCGGCCTTTCTATGGGTCGTTGCTCTGCAGGAGCTGGCCCGCCAGCCGGTGACCAACACCGGCACCCAACCCACCACGCACCCCGTCAACCGATGACCACCGCCACCATCAACGACCGCCCGCACCAGTTGCACACCATCCCCACGGATGACAAGCACCGGGTGACCGTCCGCCAGATCGTCGACGCCATCGACGCCTGGGCCCAGTTCAATCTCAGAACCGAGCACGGCCTATACATCAACGGCAATGAGATCTATTGGCTGCAGTACGCCCAGGATCAGAGCCATCGAGTGCTGGCCCACACCGGGCCATTGCTCCGGCTTGGGGTTCGCCCTGGGTCGAACGAAGGGTGGATCCTGCTGGCCTATGTCGATGAGCAGGTGACACCGATCCTGAGCGCCAAGCTCTGGACCCTGGACGCCGCCCAGCAACTGATGGCTGCCCTCTCACGGGCCAGCGTCGACTGCATCGCCTGAACCACCAGGGCCCCGGCAACGGGGCCTGCCCACTGCAAAGAAAAGCAACAGGCCGCCGCCCAGCTACGGGCAGCGGCCCCATGCTTGCCCAGGCCGGGCCCCGCCCGGCGCCACCCCACCACCGAGCACCACATGAATCGTTTCCATGCGTTGGCTGCAGTCTTGCGTTGGCTGCAGCTGTGATCGAACCCCATCGCTTGCTGATCCAGGTGTCAGCACGTCTGTTTGCTGACGGGCACACGGCCATGGCGCAAGACGTCAGGCAGTTGGCCCACCAGTGGACACCAGAACAAGAACGCCGCCTTGTTGGCGGTGAAACCATCGACAAAACAGGAACACCCATCATCCGATGACCAAAGAACTAAGCGACCTTCAGCTGGCTGAGATGTATCGCGCCTGGTGGAAGGAGATGTATGGACTGAATGCCAACTCCCAAGCCACTGTCATTGCCATTGCCTGGGCCCGGCATGTGTTGGAGCAAGCCAATGACTGACCAACACCCCATCACCATGATCAACATCGACTCCAATCAAGGCCGCATCGGTGAGCTGTGGTGGATCAACTCTGAGCAATCAAGGAAGATCTACGGCGGCAACATCGTCCAAGGCTTGCGACAAACATTCGTCCTGTGGGGCACCTGCGGCATCGGCCGCGACATCAAAGTCTGGCTGGAGTCCATCAATGACTGACCTCTCCCCCGAATACGTTTGGGAAATCAGTGGCCCATGTCGCGAGCACGACTCGTACATACTGCCACATGACGACGACGCTAGATGGATGTCAGCAAGAGATTTTGCGCTTGCTTGGCTTGAAGAACTCATGGATCAAATGGAAGTCGGTAGCCCTGTGTTGGGCATCGAAGTTCAACTTAGGGCTGCAACAAAATCGGACTTAGCAATTTTGCGCGGAGAATCAGATGAACTCGATGACTGACCTCTCTCCCGCCGCGCAGGCAGTGCTAGATGCGTACAACGCAGGATTTATTCAACCAGTTGCTGTGCATCACAAACCGCGCATCGCCGCCGCCCTGCGAGCTGCTGCGGATCAGGTATTAGCCGCCCAATGGGAAGGGCGAATAGAACCCGATGCAGCGCACAGTCTCGGTATCAACTGGACTCGTGACGCGTTGCACGCCATCGCCGCCGAGCTGGAGGGCCAATGATCCGCTTTGCATTGCTGCTGCTGCTCCAAGCGCCCGCCATGGCGCAGCCCAGCAGATCCGTCACAGCAACCGTTTACGACGGCTGGTTCCATGGCCGCGTCACCTACTGCGGACAGACGTACCAACACTGGGGCGTCAGCGCCGCGCACCCATGGCTGAGCTGCGGCACCCGTGTCCGTGTCAGCCATCAGGGCCGCACGTTGGTGGTGCCTGTTACTGATCGCTGTGACTGCGGTTCGATTGACCTTAGCGCTGGCGCAGCACACCGACTTGGTGTTCCGTTAGATGGCATTGCAACCGTTCGCATCTCACATCAATGAGTGACACACATGTGATGGCAGCCCTGCGCAGCGAGCTGCTTAACGCCATGAACAATGCCTTCCCTGCGCCACGTAACGCGCTGGATCTTGAATCTGATTGCCGTGTCCCATTTCTTACAAGAGACAAGTTTTGGTTCAAAGATGCGGTGCAAGAGCAGATCAAAGTTCTTGTTAATGCTGGCCTGGTTCGTCCTATGCACGGTGGTTATACACTCACCGAAAAGGGGCGGCGAGACAGGCAGCAGGCCGCACGTTTCTTCAACAAACAACCACCCCAAGATGCAGCATGAATCAATCACGCCTTTCGCAGTTCGACCAACAAGCGGAGTCCATTACCCACAACAGGCAGGGTGATTATGGCGACCCAAGGGTTAGCTTTGATCGCATTGCTTTGATGTGGTCAGCCATCACTGGCGCAGACATCAGCGCACAGCAGGTGGCACACATGATGATCGCTCTTAAGCTGAGCCGATTGCAAACCAGTCCCAACCATCTTGATTCCTATGTCGACATCGTCGGATACGCAAGATGCGCAGTCATCTGCGGACCAGAGCACGACAAGCAGGGAGGATCTGCTGACTTGCCTGACTGACGCTTACTGGTGTGACCGCAACAACAGTCTCACCATGCACAGCAAAAAGCGAATGGTTGCAGTGCTTGAACTACTTGCTGCAGAGATAAGGGGCTGGGCCCCTGATCCTGGGCAGGCAAGGATCTGTTACCTGGCCATCAATGAAGTGGCCGACCGTCTTATCCGCGAAACAACCAATGACCTACCAGCTTGAGTGGAGAGCCGAGGACGAACAGCGCATCCAAACACTGGAAGCCCTGTATGTTGCCGACGGCAGAGCAAATAAAGAACACCCAGACTACGGCCTCTATACAGGTTTATGGGAAAAGCACAAGGACGAGCAGGCCAATGTTCAATAAACCTGAGCGGTCCTACATGTTGGGCTGGTCAGATGATTCCAACCCCAACCTGGGTGAAGGCATCAGCCGCACCAACAAAGCCACCGCTCCCTTGTGGAGGGTGGATGTTACAGACAAAGGCCATCAAGTCATGAAGACAACCATCAGGGCAGCCAACAAAGCAGAGGCCCTGAAGTTTTCGCAGAACCGCTACCCTTCCGCAACCAAAATCACATTCATCGGCAGAGCAAATGCAGCCAACTGAACTACCTGAAAATGTTTTTATCTACGAAGACTGGACGCCAAGCAAAGAGGATTCAGACGACGCCGGCAATGTCCTTTGGTACAAGCCTGGCTTTGGCTGGTACCAGGGGTGGTACAGCGGCCCGTCTATGGATGGCACGACACATTGGACTCATGTTCCGCCCAAGCCACCTGCCTTAGTTGACCCCAAGGTTGCACGCAACGATGCTTTTGATCGCTGGGTGCGCACCTTCCCGGCTGACGCCAAGCTGGACGACGTCGTCGTTGCGCTGCTGCGCCTGGGCTGGAACGCAGGGTGGGTCCGTGGCCGTTGACGACAGGCAGCTGCACCTTGAACAGCGGGAGATGCTCATGCTGGGCACCGACCGCTACGAACTGCTCCGCAACCAGCGGATCGTCAAGGGCATGGAGTCGTTGTCCGGCTACGGCAATGTGCTGGTGGAGCTGGGCATCGACGGCGTCATCAAGGAGGTCAGGCACCACAGGGCCAGGCTCAAGGCTGGCAAGGCTGGCCTGTATTACAGGCATCTGGGCCCGCTGCTGACCATTGCCCCGCACAAGGCTGCAGCCGTGGCCCTGCGGGTGGTGGTCGACAAGATCAGCCAGCCCATGCGCATCAACCACCTCGCCATTGAGGTGGCAGAGAAGCTGTGGGTGGAGGCCATGCTGACCAGGGCCACCAGGTGGGAGAAGCTGAACCACAAGCGCGTCAGGGGCCGGTACAAGGACAAGGTCAGGGACATCAACCGCATGCAGAACACCGAAAGGTGGACTGGTGAACAGCGCATAGCCATTGGTGGGTTGCTGGTGTCCGTGATTGCCGAGCAGACCGGCTTCATCAAGATCGACAAGCGCAAGAACAGGCACAGGTGGGTGGTTTATGTGTCGGCCACCGACGAGTGCATGCAGTTCATCCAGCAGTACAACGACAGCGGTCGTTTGCTGTGCCCCTTCTACCTGCCGATGGTGGTCAAGCCGCGGCCATGGGACACACCCAGTTCGGGTGGGTACCTAACCGACGTGCCCGGCTACGAGCTGGTCAAATCACAAAGCCAGTTCATGGCTGAGCGATGCACTGGCAGCGAGCCGTTTGTGCAGGCTGCCAATCACCAGCAGTCCGTTGCCTGGCAGGTCAACAGCTGGGTGCTGCAGCAGATGGAGCACGCCTGGGAGAAGAGCATTGCCATTGGCAAGCTGATCCCCAGGGAGGGGTGGCCGGTGCCGCCGTACCCCAAGCACCTGCCGGATGACGACCCGGGCGTAAGCGAGTGGAAGTTCAACGCCCGCCAGATCCATGAGAAGAACGACCGGTCACGCAACAAGCGGATCGCTGTCGCCAAGCAGCTATGGCTGGCCCGGCGCTTTGCCGATGAGCCAGAGCTGTTCTTCCCCATGCAGCTGGACTTCAGGGGTAGGTACTACTACAAGCCTCCGTTCCTGAACCCGCAGTCAAACGACGTCGGTCGGGCTTTGCTGCAGTTTGCCCATGGCAAACCCATCAAAGACGAGGTCGAAGCCGAATGGCTGTGGGTCCATGGCGCCAACCTGTACGGGTACAGCAAGCTCAGCTGGCGGGCCAGAACAAGGAGTCCATCTGCCGCTCTGGCATGGACCCCTGGCAAGCCGCTGAGTTCTGGTCCAAGGCCGACGATCCATGGCAGTTCCTTGCGTTCTGCCGTGCGGCCTACCAGTACATCGAGCACCGGCGTTCGTTCGTCTGCCAGCTGCCGGTGGTCCTGGATTGCACCTGCTCTGGCATCCAGCACTACTCAGCCCTGCTCCGCAACGAGCAGATGGCTGAGCTGGTGAACCTGATGCCCAGCGATAAGCCACAGGACATCTACTCCCGTGTGCTGAACG